CTTCCGCACCTTCTCTGTGGCTTGGATGTGGCGGTGCCTGCACATGTGTCGCCGGCTGGGCACACCGCAGACGGTCACGTATCTGGCGCAGACGCGCAACGCTGGCCGGTTGAAGCTGGAGCGCGAGATCATCCCGCTGGTGCGTCGGGCGACCGGGCTGCGTGAGGTGCCGCACTCGCGGGCCCGTCCGGAGCGCGACACGGACTGGAAGCCGTCGCTCAACAACGGCAGTGAGCACATCCTGTTTGGTACCGGGTCGTTCTTGCAGGTGGCGGCGCCGACCGAAACCGGGTCGCATGGTGACGTGCTCGATATGCCGGTGATCGATGAGGCGTTCGCCCATCAGAACGACTTGGTAGAGCAGGCGGTCGATGCTGCCACGATCACCCGCACGAGTGCGCAGACGTACATCATTTCGACGGCTGGCAACGCTCGTAGCGTGTTCTTCTGGCGTAAGGTGCTTGCCGGTCGGCGCACGGTGACTGAGGGCCGGCCGTCGCGTTCGTGCTACCTGGAATGGTCGCTGCCGGATGATGCCGACTACCACGATCCCGAGCAGTGGGCGCAGTACTTGCCGGCGCTGGGGCACTCGATCAAGGCTGCGAAGCTGGCGACGCGACTCGACAAGGCGCTCGCCAACCCTGACGAGGTGGACGATGAAGGGTACGAGCCGGGCCTGCCTGGCTTCCTTCGTGGGTACATGAACCGGTGGGTGGACCCGCCGCAGTTGACGCACGAGGTGCGCCCGTCGGAGATTGCGCCTGAGGTGTGGATGAGCTCGACGCTGGTGGATGCGAGTTCGCAGATCGTGGGCCCGTGTGTGATCGGTGTCGGCGTCGGACTGAACGGTCTGTCGGCGTCGTTCGTGGTTGCTGGTCGCAACGCTGCCGGCCGGGTGCATGTCGAAACGCTGGTACGTGACGCCGAGCTGTGGCGGTTCGAGGCCCGGTTGCGTGAGTTCGTGCAGACCTGGCAGCCGTCGTCGGTCGCCTGGTACAACAACGGCCCATCGAGGGCGTTCGCCCCGGAGATTCAGCGGGCAACCGCACTGTGCACCACCTCGGCGCCGGTCCCGCTCAACGGGTTGGAGTGGCGTGCTGCGTGTGCGGCGTTCGTGCGTGCCGTTGGCGATGCGCAGATCGTGCACCTCGGTGATCTGCTGCTGGAGGATTCGGTGCGGGGCGCGTTCCGCCGTGAGGTGGGTGACGGGTGGGAGTGGGATCTCGCCGGCGCCCGCACGGACATCACGGCGCTACTGGCCGCGACGGCTGCGGTGCGTGCGGTGGAGACGCTGGCCGAACCCGAGAAGCATCAAACATGGTTCTACTGATCGGAGCGTGGTGAATGGGTATCTTCCGTCGCTCTCGCCCGGTTGACCAGGTGGAGGATCGCACAGCAACGCTCGGCGCGCTGCAGGCCATCCTCGATCGCAGCAACATGACCGCCGCCGGTGTCTCGGTCACTCAGGAGAGTGCGCTGTCGTCGTCGGCTGTGTGGGCTTGCCTGGAGTTGATCGCCGGCGTCGGCTCGACGTTGCCGCTTGACGAGTTCACCACGAAGGCCGGCACGCAGGTTGCGGTGAATCTGTCGGCGCTGTTCGCTGATCCCGACCCTGACCCGTCGATCACTGCGGTGGCGTTCCGTGCGCAGATCTTGCGTAGCGTCGCCGCTCGTGGCAACGCGTACGCTGACCTGCTCGGCGCGGAGATGGGGCAGCCGACCGGTGCGGTGACGATCCACCCCGACCGGGTGCGCTGGGACTGGGATCGCACCGAGCGCCGCTATCAGGTGTTCGTCGACGGCAAGTTGCGCGAGCGTTGGCCGTTCGGTGACCTGTGGCACTTCGCGCTGTTCCAGCCGCCGGGCTCGCCGATCGGTCGCAACCCGATCGAGGTGCAGCGTCAGACGATCGGCGCATCGTTGGCGGCGCAGCAGTTCGGTGCCCAGTTCTTCGACTCTGGCGGTCACCCGACAGTGTTTCTCAAAATGCCCGGCGCCGACCCTGGAGTGGAGGAAGCGAAGGCGCTCAAGGCCCGCATCATTGACACCACCCGTGGCAGCCGCGAGCCGATGCTGATGCCGAACGGGTGGTCGATGGAGAAGGTCGACATCCCGCCAGACGATTCGCAGTTCTTGGAGACGCAGCGGTTCGGTACCGAGGAGATCGCTCGTGCGTTCCTTGGCGGGTTCCCCGAGCTGATCGGCTCAGCCGTCTCGGGTGGTGGGTCGCTGACCTACACGAACCGAGAGCAGCGCATGGCGGACTTCATCGCCCTGTCGTTGTCGCCGAGGTACCTGATCCCGTTGGAGCAGGCGTTGTCGGCGCTGGTGCCCGCCGGCCGCTACGTGAAGCACAACGTCGACGCGCTGCTCCGGAGCGACCTGAAGGGCCGCTACGAATCCTACGAGCTGGCCGCGAAGACGTCGGACCTGATGGGCGCCCCGCTGATGACCGTCGACGAGATGCGTGCTCTGGAGAACCTTCCACCCCTGACCGACCAGCAGCGTGCGGCGTTCGTGCCGCGCCCTGTGTCGCCTGCAACGATCGGAGGCCGCTGATGCGTGACCTACTGACCCGCTCCCTTCCTGATGCCGTGCGCGAGCGTCTGGCCGCCGACACTCCGACCCTGGTCGCTGCCGGGCTCGCCGCCCGCAACGCCGGCGACGTGGTGGAATCGCGCGGCTACAAGATCGAAGCACGCGCCAACGCTGACGGCACCTACCACGTGTCGGGCTACGCGACCACGTGGGACACCTGGTATGACGTCGCTGGCGGCGCCCCGTACGGCTGGTCGGAGTCGATCGCCAAGGGTGCAGCAACGAAGTCGCTGGCCGAGCGCGACGACGTGCGGTTCTTGCTCAATCACGAGGGGATGCCGCTCGCTCGCACGAAGTCGGGCACGATGACGCTCACCGCCGACGATATGGGCCTGTTCGTCGACGCGCCGAACCTCGACCTGCGCAACCCGTCCGCCGCTGAGCTGCAATCCTGCCTCGACCGTGGCGACGTGGATCAGATGTCGTTCGCGTTCATGGCCACGTTGCAGGAATGGAACGAGGACTACACGCAACGGCGCATCCTCGAGGTTCGCCTGTTCGACGTGTCCGCCGTGACCTACCCGGCGAACGAGGCAACGATCATCGGCCTGCGCTCCGCTGCGCCGGCCGCCCCCATCGAGCCGACCGAGCGTGGCATGTCGCTGCGCCTGGCTCTCGCGCTGGCCGACTCGCTCGGCTGATCACGAAACGGCAGACGCCGCCGAGACGCCGCACGGACGCCGCCCCAACGAGGGCACGTCACCTGTGCACGTCACCCTCGCGCACGTCACCCGGCCGCCCCAACAACCCCACGACCTCCACAAGGAGTACACCCCATGTCCGATTTCCTCACCGTTCTGCGCACCAAGCTGCAGACCAAGATCGACGAGCGCACCGCGGCCAAGGCCGCACTCGACGCGATCCTCGCCGCCCCCGCCACCGAAGGCCGCGCCGACCTGACCGACGCCGAGACGGCTGCGTTCACCGAGGCCCGCGCCAAGGTCAACGCCCTCGACACCGAGCTCGACGGTGCCGACGGCATCAAGGCCCGCATTGCGGACCTGGAGCAGATGGAAGCCCGCCGCCACGAGGCAGCCGCCAAGGCACCGACCTCCCCGGTCCGGGTGGGCGCCGAAGCTCGCACCTACTCGCTCGAAACCGAGCGGCGCGACGGCGTGAACTTCCTCGCCGACCTCGTGAACCGGCGCGACGATCCCGGTGCAGCGCAGCGCATCCAGCAGCACATGGCAGAGGAGCGCATCCACCGCCCCGGTTTGGAAGCCCGTGCCGTCGCAACCACCGCGTTCGCCGGGCTCACCGTGCCGCAGTACCTCACCGACATGGTGGCCCCCAAGCGCAAGGCTGGCCGCCCGTTGGCGAACATCGCCAACAAGCACATGCTTCCCGCTCAGGGCATGACCGTGGAAATCTCGCGGATCACCACCGAGTCGTCGGCCGCGGTGCAGACGCAGAACGCGGCCACGTCCGAGACGAACATGGACGACACCACGCTCTCGGTGCCGGTGCTCACCTTCGCCGGCCAGCAGACCGCCAGCATCCAGGCGATCCGCCGTTCGACCGGCGTCGATACCACGATCATCGCCGATCTGCTCGGCAACGTGGAGACGCTGCTCGATCAGACGATGATCCGAGAGGCAACGGTCGGCCTGAACGCCGTCACTGACGCCAACCTCGACATCGCCTACACCGACGCATCGCCCACCGCCGCCGAGCTGTGGCCGAAGCTGTTCGACGCCATTCAGCAGGTACAGACCAACCACTACGGTGGCGTGTCGCACTTCGTGATGCACCCCCGCCGGTTCTGGTGGCTGGCATCGAACGTGGGCACCTCGTTCCCGTTCGTGAACCTGATCGGCGCCGGCCCGCAGTCCGGTGGCGGCGTCACCTCGTACGGCTACGGCGAAGGCCCCTCCGGCTACCTGGCCGGTCTGCCGGTGATCGTCGACGCCAACGTCGACATCCGCTACACGGCAGGCACCGGCACCGCCGGCACCGAGGACGCCATCTACGCGGTCACCGCCGACGAGGTGCACCTGTGGGAAGACGACACCGTGGTGATCGAGGCGAAGGAAACCGCTGCTGCCGCCCTGGGCGTGCTGTTCGTGGTCTACAAGTTCGCCGCCTACACCGTCGGCCGCTACCCCAACGCCCACGCCCGCATCAATGGGACCGGATTGGCGACCCCGTCGTTCTAGAACGTAGGGGTAGCTAGCCCTAGTCAAAGTTCTGATCTCCCTGGTCAGTCGGTTCCGTCCCCACCGCCCGTTCTGCGGTCGGTGGGGCACCGATGCTCACTGATCCCCCGAGCGACGATTGGAGGCCCACCGTGGCCCGACTGGAAGTGTTGCAGCGTGAACGTGCCGGCTACGTGTCGCGTGGTCTGGCCGACCGGGTGAAGCAGGTCGACGCCGTGATCAAGTCGCTCGCCCCCGCCCCTGTGGTGGAGGTGCCTGAGGCGTTGCCGCCGACGGTGGAGACGGCTGTGCCTGCGAAGCCGAAGGGCCGCCGGGGCTGATGTCGAACCTGACCGTGGCCGCATGGCGCCTCTGGAAGGGCGCCCCGACGGAGCCGCCCGACCCTGTGGTGCAGGCTGCGATCGACGCCGCTGAGCAGGCGATCGCCGGGCACTGCGGTCGCGCGTTCGTAGTCGCCTCCGGGTCGACGACTCGCATCTTCGCGCCGACGTCGGATCGGTCGGAAACGATCGAGATCGACGACGCAACCGCCGTGACCGTGGTCGCCAACAGCGGCAGCACGATTGCAGCGACCGGCTACCAGCTCGAGCCGGTGAACGGGATCAACGCCGCCGGCATGGCGGTGCCGTACTCGCGTATCCGCCTGTTCGGCACCACCTGGGCGCAGACGTACAAGGGTGAAGCGTCCGTGTCGGTCACCGCCACGTTCGGCTGGGCCGCGATCCCTGCTGCGTACACGGAGGCGGTGAAGATCCTCAGCGCCGACATCCTCGACAACAAGGACATCCGCAACGGCGTCGCCGGGTTCGCCGACTTCGGTGCAGTGCGGGTGCGTGAGAACGCGTCGGTGACGATGCTACTCACCAACGCCAAGCTGGTGCGCAGCCGTGCGGGTGGTCCGGTCTGATGGGCCTCTCGATCGCAGACATCCGCGACGCCGTCGCCACCTGTGTCGGCAACGTGCTGGAATCGTCGGAGCAGCGGGTGAACGCGTACGGGTACCCGCCCGACTCGCCCGAGCTCGATGCGCTGCTCGTGCTGCCTCGTGCCGGTGAGGATGGCAACTACGTCAACTATCACCGGTCGTTCGGCACGACCACGACGGGTGGTAATGGTGCGCTGTGTGAGATCGGCCTGACGTTGGAGTTGCGTGTCGGTGGCGGGCAGATCGACGCCGCCCGCAAGATGGACCTGTTCTTGTCGGCTGGCAACGCCGAGAGCGTGGTCGATGCGCTGCTCGCCGACCCGACGCTGGCCGGTGTGATTCAGACGTTGCAGATCGATGGTGCGACCCGCCCCGGCTGGTTCGCCTGGGCTGATGGTGCGGCGCGCGAGTGGTATGCGGCGTCGATCGCTCTCACGATCCTGGCACGGAGGTAGCTGATGCTGCGCTGCACGCAATCACACGAGGTGCCCACGTTCGGCACGATTCCTGAGGGTTCGCTGTGGGCGGATGATTCGCCGTTCGTGACCGACCTCGGCCTGTTCGAGCCGGTGGCCGACGCCGAGCCCGAGCTGAAGCCGAAGCCGGTCGTGCGCAAGTTCAAGCCTGGCGGCGGCGCGAAGCCTGCGCCGGCCGTTGTCGGCGAGCACGGCCCTGAGATCGTAACCCTCCCGGCCGGCGCCGTCATCATCCCCACCATCGAAGGCGAGGCGGTCTGATGGCCATCGACTACTGGCACGACATGAGCATCCTCGTCGGTGGCCTGGAGGTGGCGACACACGGCAAGAACGTGGACATGCGCACACAGGTCGCCCCGCTCGACATCACCCCGCTGTCAACGCCTGACGGGTGGACCGAGTTGGCCGGCGGGTTGCGCTCGGGCACGTTCGATATGTCGCTGATGCAGAACCTTGCCGCCGGGTCGATCGACGCAACGATGTTCGCTGAGTTGGGCGTGTCGGGCACCCCGGTCACCGTGTGTACCCGCTCTGCTGATGGGTCGTTCGCGTACTTGTTCCGCAACTCGACCGCCAGCTACACGCCGTCCATGTCGCCGGTGGGTGATCTGGCGATGGCTGCACTGTCGGGCAACTCGACGGGTGGCATCGTGCGCGGCTCGCTGATCCATCCCGGCTCAGCGTCACGCTCGAGCTCGTCGACGGGCACCGGCCGCCAGCTGGGCGCGGTGGTCGCCGGAAAATCGATGTACGCGGCGCTGCATGTGCTGTCCGTGTCGGGCACCACGCCGTCGTTGACCGTGATCGTGCAGTCCGACGACAACGCCGGATTTACGACGCCGACCACTCGCATTTCGTTCACTGCCGCGAACGCGGTCGGTGCGCAGTGGGGTTCGGTGGCCGGTGCGCTCACCGATGACTACTGGCGCATCTCGTACACCATCTCCGGCACCAACCCCGTTTTTGCCTTCGCGGTTTCCGCAGGCGTGCTCTGACCACCATCCCCCGAAAGTAGGAACACATCATGGCTCTGTTTGCCCTCACTGCACAGGTGGTCACGCTCAACGCGGTCGACTACTCGGACCATTCCAAGCAGGCGACGCTCGTCTGTGACGCCGCTCAGCTCGACTCGACCGACTTCGCTTCCGCCGGCTGGGTGGAGTACATCGGCGGCCTGAAGTCGGGCAACCTGTCGATTGAGTTCCACGACGACGTTGCCGACAACGACGTCGACGAGGAACTGTGGGCGCTGCTCGGCACCGTCGTCGCGTTCACGCTCAAGCCCGTGTCGGGTGCGACTTCGGCGAGCAACCCTGAGTACCAGGGCAGCGTGCTGGTGACGTCGCACTCGATCGGTGGTGCCGTCGGCGACCTCGCCGGTAAGAGCCTGTCGTTTCCAACTTCCGGCGCAGTTGTGCGCGACATCACCCCGTGACCTGATGGCGCAGTCGTTCGCCCAGTTCGAACGCAAGATCGCCGCCGTGCAGGACGAGTTGTCCGGTGCTGCCGGCAAAGCCCGTCTGGCGCGTGTCGGCAAGCTCGCACAGGGCGACGTCGACGAGGCCGTGCACGGCACGCTCGGCGATGACTCGATGTCCGGGTGGAAGCGTGGCGCGCCGATCCCGATCAAGGGTGCGTCACGGCTGGTCGGCGACACGGAGGTGCTGGTGTCGGCGGGTAAGGCGTCGGGGCCGATGCGTGTGTTGCAGTCGGGTCGCAATCAGGGCAACGCCGGGGGTATGGCTGGGCCTGGTGTGTCGGCTGATGGTACGACGCGGCGTAACAAGAACGGCACGGTGCGCAAGGCGCGGGGCCGCAAGGGCTACGAGCTCGGCAAGGTCGGCCGCCGCTGGAATGGTACGACGGCCGGCAAGGGCACGTGGGACAAGGCTGATGCGTTGATCACGGCGCGGACGCCCGCCAGGGTGCACGCAGAGGTGCGTAAGGCGCTGGGTAAGCACCTCGGGAGGGGATGACGTGAGCTTCAACGAGCGCATCTCCGTAGTGATCGA